ACTCCTGTTTATTTGAATTTAGTATTTGGGAAGCGTTTTTGTGCTGCTTCCTCTTCTGACATACCGCCTTCAAGATTACCTCTACCCTGATTGATTTTATCATCACCGATTATTGACCCAATCTGATGGAAAATATCCAAAAACATTGGATGATCACCGAGAGACAATCCGTTTATCTTTGTTTCCTCAATAAACTTCTTGGCCTCTGCCTGTTTTGGTTCATCATCGAACACTCCTGAAAAAGCTCTATTCGCAATCTCAGTGTTCACTTTGAACTTATCACCGGACCATTTATCTTTTTGAGCGTTAACAGCAGCGTCATAAGCTTCTTTCTCTGCTTTCTGCGTTATGCCTGCGCCCTGTGCTATCATTTCATGGTATTTATTCCAAATAGCATTGGCTGCCTTGTCTGGCACCCCTTCTGCATGGAACACATCTTTAAAGACTTTTTCTGTGTCTTCACTGTATTCAAAGCCTTCTGGAAAATTCTCCGGTTTGGTAAAAGTGTACTCGTCGGCTGTTTCCGGTCTTCCTAATTTGTTCATAAAGGTTGACCGATCTTCATCGGTTGCGTTATCGCCTGGTATCTGTAAAGAGTTTGCTGAATTAACCTTGAGGTCAACGAATTGCTGATAGAGGTCGCTTGATTTCTCAATACCCTTAAAAGCTTCATTTTCTCTTAGGTTTTCAGGGACGCTACTCAACCATGACTGTTCGTTTCCGGTTACGTCTCCACCATCCGGGTTGGCATTGGTTTCGAGATTTTCATTCATTTTGTTTCTTCCTTTCTAAATATAAAAACCCCACTATAAAGGCGGCTTCGTGCGGCCTTTCAATAGTGGGGTGAGTTATTAAACTGAGCCCTTCTAAGTTTTTAAAGATCTATTTCATTTTGTATCCTCTGTGGTTTGCTTCACTTAATATCTGTTTAAGGTAGGATTGCTGGTCCACGATTGTAACATTAATCTCGTTTTCCCTTACATAATCGTATGCTTCTTGCAACTTATCATTTGACAAGACGCCTAATTTTTTACCTTCGTATGTATTTATTTTGGGTGTTTTAGCCGCATTGTTCTGATTATCATTCTCAGCAGCAGCAACAATACCCTTTGCATGTCGGATTATTAGTTCTATTGTTTTAGGAGTCATATGACTCCTTCATATGTTAACATAAACATACGGACTTCTCTTGTGACAAAAGCTTCCACTTTACTCAGTGGCATACAACGGACTAAAGCTTTGTCTATTTTTATAGATTCACCATTCAACAAATATTCTACTACAGTAAATTTTCCATCACCATGATCAAACTCTAAATTTTTATTAACAAGAGTTGCAATAAGCTTTGATCCTGAACGGATTTCATCAGGTATTAAGCTGTCAACTGCGGATTCATTCATCGGGAGTCTCCTTCTTAAAATTGGCAAGTGGGAGTGTTGTGCGCCTGGTTATTATGGGGATATCTGTGCTATCAGACAATATCCATGTAATATCCTTCATTATGTCGTTATTATTTTTACATAATGCTTTAGCAATGCTTTCATTACATTTAATCATTGATTTAATTTCTTCAAGGGTTTTCTTTTGTGTATAAAAGTCCATTGCACTTTTATACACGGCATTGATATAGAACATCGCGGATTTAATCATCGGAGATCTCCTTCGTTAATTGTTGTTTCATTAATTTATTGGTAAAGGTCTTAATTGCGTCTTCATCGGGATCGCCTCCACCCAATATCTTTAAAAGCCTTAGTCCGTAATCTCTCAATATTACATACTCGTTATTTGTACCTGTTGCTTCAAACACCCCAAGATCGTACAAGATATGATTTATAACATCCCTTCCGTTACTTGTGGAGAAAACCTGCCGGTATTGACCGATTAAAGAGTTCTTGGGGAATAAGTCAAATCTATGCACCTGAGATTACCTCCGCTATTGGTCCGCCCATGTTTTTGTCTGCTTCGCTCACTGTCTTAGCTCCTTGGGCTGCCATCATTGCGTCCTCTTGGGCTTGTGCTTCTTGTTGTGCCAAAGCTCTGCCTTCTCTTATCTTTTGGACTGAATCTGGATCTCTTTTTATATCTTCCGGGACCCCATTTACATCTGCAAGAATTGTACTGGCTTTATCAAGATCAAAGTTGTCCATTACTGTTTCGTCAAGCTGAATCAACGGGCCGATATCTAAAAAGAATTTCCTTATGGAATCTTTTCCAAATTTCTCACGTTGAGCTTGAGCGAGTGGCCCTTGATATATCGGGTCAAATCTTAAAGACGGGTCCTGTTCTGCAAGTTCAAGCACAACATCAGGGGGAGGGGCTATCCTTCCTGCTTCCGTTTCAATCTGGAAAACCTGATCAAGTATGTTGTCGAGTTCAGAATTTAACGGACCTAATTCAGCACCCAGGACCGCTGCTTTCTCTGCCATCATTTCAGATACTTCAAACGCTGTTCTGGTTCCTGCTTCCCGGTTCATTTGTGTCAGCATTAAAAATGTATCAACATGGAACCTTTCTTTTATGGCTTGTTGTTTGGCTTGTTCCCGGTCTATTCCTACAGGGTAATTAAGGCCTGTGTTAATGGCTTCAATTTTATCGCCTGTCTCATTGGTATAATTTAGGCCTCATGGTCTGTACTGGATCTTTCCTTCGAGATAGCTGGGGATGTTTAAAGGAGGGTTAACTGACATCTGTGCAGCACCCAATAAGGTTTTAGACATCAGGTTAACGCCTTTGATATCTGCCATAGCAAGATGAGAAGGGCTAACTCCATAAGCGTCCTTCCCAGTTCTTAGGTAGCGCCATACGTTATAAGGAAACTTATCAAACCCCGAAACTTTAAGGATATGGTCCCCTTCTCTTAATACCCACACAGAAGCAAACTTTTTGTTTTTTGCATCCTTCAGTCTATTGTTATACTCTTCTCTTGGGAATGTGGCGTGTATGACCTCCTGTTTAGCAAAAGGGCTGTCTTTAGCCAATATCTTGATAGCTTCCGGTAAATTGTCTTCACCGAACATCTGAACAAGCTTTCTGACAGTAAAGAACTTTTTTCTATGTAATAAATCTATTTCACCATAATTGTTTTCAGCGATATAGATTTCTCCCGGATGGACAGCCTCAAAAACAATTCGACCTTCGGCAATATCTTCTTCGGGGTACATGGCTGCAGTGGCAAGCGTGAACCCATCATAAATAAATGACCACATCTCAGAATAAAAATTGCTCCGGGTTAATGCCATGTACATTGAATATTCAACTTCTTCGAGCCAGACACGGACATCCTTAATCTCGTTAACAGCTTTCCGGGACATGATATATTTAAACCAAGGAAAGGCGGGGGATACATGATAGCCATGAATGCCGTCTGTTGCTAAGACAGCAGCACCCTGGGCAGTGCCATCATATATCTTAGTCCCCTTTCTTTCACCTGATACAAGTGTACCTCTTATGTCGTCCCTATGGGGAATAACATAATCAGCTACGTCCTGCATTCTCTGGACCCAATTTTCCTTGTCGGATTCAAGCTGCATCTGTCTGCCTGAAATAAGCTTTTTAAGTTTTTGGTCCTGTTCAATCATGGGTGATACCTTATAATGCTACAGTATGTAAGCGGTATGTTATTTCAATTTCAAAAGTTGTGTCGTCTGAAGCGTTCCCGGTAATCTCACCATCACCAGTATTAAACATTTGAACCCCTTTATTAACTGAGGCTGCGGCCGTTACTGTTGGTATATCTGCTGAGTTAATAATAGCAATCTGATCTGCTGCCTGGTCAATAAACCCTGTGGTTTCAATAGCTGCTGTAATATCTCTGCCATCCTCATATTCAATGACAAGATTATCTGCTGATTCAGCAAGAACCTCTGAGCCATAATCCATAACAATTACTGCGGAAACAAACTCTATGATTTTTGTGGCTCCACCTGCTGCAATCAATTCAACAGGAGTTGCCCGGATCGTTTTCATTGCCGCTGCTGTGATAACAACCGAAACGGAATATAATCCGGTCCCATTGTCAAATGTAACGCTTGAAATCCCGGTCACTGCACCTGTAGCATTAATATCCCAATCGCTTGAGTTTATAGCTACTGTATCGCCACCATCACCGATTGTTGCTGCTGCTGTATTTGCAAAGGTTCCTGATACTGTAGTGGCACCGGCCAATGTGATCGCACCTGCTCCCTGTCCTACAACAAAAGCCCTTGCAAGAGCCTGAGAACTTACAACAAGTGGGTCTACATTAGCATCTGCAGCAACTACTTCAAGGACTGTTCCGTCCGTTGCGTTACCTGTCTTCTGTTCTATTCTCACAACCGAAACGTCACCAAAGGCACCAAGCCCCTGGAAATTAAATCCGTCCGTTGCTGTGGCAGTAGATGTTAAAATCTGGAAATAGGTTGTCATGGCAATGGTACCGGCTGCATCAGGATCTCCGATGTCATCCCATGCGGTAGCAGCACCAGCAGCAGCCCATGATAATGTTCCGGCACCGTCAGTAGCCAAATGATATGTTGCCGTCCCGTCTGCTGCGGGCCATGTGTACGCCACAGCACCACTTCCAAAGGTTGTTGTACTCTGGAAAGTCACAGGGGCCTCAAAGGTCATGTCATCACTGATTGTGGTCGAAAGGCCAATACCAGTAAAGATAAAGAATGCTAAAATTGTGAATACTAAAAGTCTTAAATGTTTCATTGTACTTCTCCTGTTTATATTAATTCTTATTTGTGTGTTCATACCATTGAAAATTATAATTCATATATCCTGCTGCTGTAGTGACGAATGCTGAAATTGGTTTCCATAAAGAACCGAGTTTGCCATAAATCTTTGAGAAATCTGGTATTAACCCGCTCATGTTTTCTCCACAGTATAAACAGTTGCAGTAATAGCGTTCGCAACACTTGACCTATATGCTAAATTACCATCTCTATCATTCATGAATATCTTATCCATCTCCAATATAGAACCCGGCTCTATTTCAACGTCCCACGCTATAGCTGTTGTTTCATCGTAAGTCGTGCCGTCATCATCGTGGAACACTCGTACCGATGCCACGGCGCTTGTCGTATTTACAAATTTTAAAAATAACTGTGCAGTTGTAGGATCTACAGTCAAATCCTGTGGTGTAGCATATATCTTTACAGGATTTGTGCTGTTCTCCCTTGCTTGTGCAGCTTGTTTATACTCAATTGTCATGATACCGCCATTGTGAAAAACTCGTTGTATTCATCGTCATGGTCACTACTGACCAGCATATTGTTTTCATCAGTGTTCACCAGTCTGGACGGCGTAAGGCTGTTAACGATAATAGACTCAAACTCCTGGACCCGTGGATCGTTATTCCCCGAAATTATACGTCTACTCGCTGATACCTTACCAACAATTGAGCGGGGAGTTAATTTCTTGAATTTATTTACTCTGCTTGTCATCATTGCCCCAATAATGTTTTTTCTGGTTTCTGACTATCCAGGCCTTGCGGACCTGTCAAGATAGTTGATGAACGCCCTTTTCTTCTCCGGGCAAGCTCTCGTTCTTTCTTCTTTGCCTCTTCTACTTCCGGATCTTCCTTTTTTGGTGGTGGCGGTGTTGGTGTTACTGAAGGGCTACCTCCAAAACTAAACAGACCTAACATTAAAATATCCATAGTTCTCCTTATAATCCATCATGTGGGTCCCAAGATTCGGCTACGTCTACATTCTTTTGCCTGGATCTTGTCACGTATTTTTTGTTGATGGGATATGCAAATGATAGACAGCACGCATCCCCTTTACCCGGAGATGTAAGCCCTCTGGACTTCATATCTTTTTTAGATTCAAGTTGTATTTTACCGTCAAGCCTAAATACCGTCTCAGGTCCAATCAAATCATCGTGCATGGCCTGGTCAGCAGGATACGCTCCACCTTCTTTTAGCCAATCTCGCATACATTTCCACATGTAAGCCCGCATGTTGAGACATCCTTTGTCGGGTGTGTCAGTAGATGCGAACCATACGAGCCTCCAATGCGTTCTTTTCATGACCTTGCCTGCTGATAATACACCTGTACCATATCCAGCATCAATAAAGACTGCATCGGCTTTGTGTTCATCTTCAAGTGAAGCCAACAGGGAAGCCACCTGGAAATCATTATCGTTCTTGGGAAAGCTTCGGAGTATCTTAAAGGCCAAGCCTTGCCTTAATC